GTGCTGGCCGAGCCGGGGATGGTCGGCTTGTTCTTGATGAAGGCGTCGCTGGTGGAGGTGGCTTCGTTCCAGTCCGCTTGGACGTTGACCTCAGCGCCGGCAGCCACGCCGTCGAGCTTGGTTTTGTCGGCCGCGCTCATCAGGCCGGCCACCGTGGTGGTGGCAGCCCCAGGTTTGTTGAGGATCTCGCCGGCGGTGCCAACACCGGCTGCCCAGTCGGACTTCACCGGCGCGGAAGCCTGACCCACCGCATCCCACTTGCTGCCTTCGTAGATCAGCAGCTCACCGGCAGTAGCCGTGCCGGTCAGTGACCAGCTGGCGTGATACGCACCGCCAGCGCTGGCGATCCAGACATCACCTTTGACCGGACCTGCGGGTGCCTGCTTGGTGGGGTCGGTCTGGCCCTTGTAGGTCAGGCCGCCGGTCAGCGATACAGAGAGGGTGCCGTCCGCTGCAACAGTGACGCCGGTGCCAGCCTTGATGCCGCCAAGCTGGGCGGCAGTTGCCACCGGCAACGTATAGGTCGACGCCGGTGCCTTCCACACTGGAGTCGGCACCGCGCCCACACTCTCCAGCGTCAGAACATCACCGGCCTTGGTAACGGCAGGCAACCCAACGCCCTTGAGTTGCTTGGGGTTGACCGCAACGGTTTCCAGCGTGCCGGCGGTTGCCTCCGCGTCGGTGGCAATGCGGATCGAACCATCCACCGCGTTGGTGGCAGCGCGTACTGCCAAGGTGCCATCACCAGCGACCGTGACGTTGCTGCCGGCGATCACGCCGCCGAGCTTGGCGCTGGTCGCAGCAGGCAGGGTGTAGCCGCCGCTCTTCAGCAGGTCAGCGGTGACAACACGATCTGACGCGCCGGAAACGACATCAGCAGCCGTTGCCAACTGGACAATGCCGGCGGCACTGGTGGTGGCTGTCGGTGGGTTGCCCCCCACGGCATTCCAAGTGACGCCGTTGTAGACCTTCATCACCGGGGCGGTGCCCGACAGGTCCACCCACACATCACCCGCTGCCGCCGGTGTGGGCGCTGCGGTGCCCGACTTGGTGCCGCCGCTAGCAACAGCCCACTTGCCGCCGTCCCACACCTTCAACACCGGTGAGGTGGCAACCGTCAGGTCAACCCACAGGTCGCCGTTCTGCGGGGATGTCGGTGCCGTAGCCGTCATGGCTACCCCGCCCACCCGGCGCACAATGCCTGAGGTGTCCTTAATACAGAGGAACGGATCCTGCGAGCTGTAGTTGATGCCGATCTGGCCGACTTGAATCGCACCAGCAGCAGGCAACTTCCCTCGCACTGCACTCCGCAAGTGAAGCAGCTTGGGTGTAGCCATGGCTATGTAGCCCGAAAGCGCCCGTTAGGGCATAACCCTTTCAGGTTAGGTCCAGGTTCCTTCGTCCAAAACGGAGACGTTGACCCACTGGCTAGCACCCCCCAGCTGCAGGAAATCTCCCTGCGTTGGTGCCGTAAGGGTGACATCCAGGAGGTCGTCCAAGTTGCTGACGGTGGTCCCGCCTCCACCACCGCCGCCGGCACCAGAAAGCGTGTCGATGCGCACCCAGCCGCCGGTGGTGCCGTGACACAGCAACCAATCGCCTGGGTCAAAGGTGGCACCGCCAGCCACGGAGGCGCTGCTTCCTGCTCCGCTGGCAACGAAATAAACGCCGGCAATCTTGTCGTCCGCCGCCGGTATCGGGTCTGTGGTCTTGAAGCCTTCGGCGGTGCCGAACTGCGTGACGCCAGTAATTAACCCCGTAGAGGGGTTGTAACTGCCGGCGTAGCGCAGGTTGCGGTTGAACAGCGTGCTAGCGCCGGTCTTCATCCAGCTGTTGCCGTTCCACACCGACACTTGGCCGGTGCTTTCCTGCAGCCAGATCATCCCGATTGGGTGGCTGCCGACCCCAGCTGATGGCACCGTCTCCTGAATTAACGCAGTGCTGTAATCCGCCAGCTTCTGCGCCGTAACGCTGTGATCAGCCAGCAACGCAGTCGATAGTGTGCCGCTGACGATTTTGCTGGCGTCCAGACTCGGAATGTCCGCGGCAGCCAGAACAGCCCCCGCCGTGACGTGCCCGTTCTGATCGACCGTCACCTTCGGATAGACGCCAGGTGCGATCGGGCTATCAGCGTGCTTGAGCACACCGTTGCCATCAACAAACAGGGCATCGCCCTGCGGCACCATCACAGCGCCCAGGCTGATCTCGGTTGCGGGTGGCAGGTCAGCGCCCACCAGCGGAACCGCGGTCACAACGTGCCCGTGCTCGTCGTAGGTGATGCCGCTGACCGACCCCGCGCTGATGTTGTTGGCGTGATCAACCGCACCGGCTGCGGTTACGGTCAGGCCGCTATCCGCTGGGATGCTGACGGCACCAACGGCTGTTGTTGTTGCAATCGGGAGATCAGTTGGCGCCAGAAACGCCGTTGCGGTGATGTGCCCCTGCGCATCAAAGGTGATGCCGCTGCGCGTAGCCGGTGCGATCACGTTGGTGTGACCGATCGCCCCGCTGCTCTTATCCAGCCCGCGATCCAGGCTGCTCGCTGGGATCTTGGCTGCCGTCACCGTGTCGTTGGTGAGCTTGGCGCCGTCAACGCCAGGAGCGATCTTGCTGTTGGTGATCGCTAGATCCATCACCGCAGCGGTATCCACGCTGCCGTCCGCCAACTCAGAGGCGGTCACGGAATCCGGCGCCAACTCCAGCGCCGTCACGCTGTCCGGCACCAGCTTGGCGCCAGGGATCGTGCCGTCATCAATCAGGACGACACCGTTCTGGATCAGCTCTTTACCCGTGAGCTTCTTGGTTTCCGACGCAGATAGGTCGGCAATCGGCACCAGATCGGTGGCGGCTAAGTCAGCGCCGCTCAGGGGCGGCAACTCGCTAATCCTGAGGTCCGCCACTACACACCGGGCACACTGCTAAGCCCAGTCTAGGTTCGTCAGTCGCCTTGCTCTAGCTCAACAAAGCCTGTGCCTTGGTTGCGCTCCAGGCGAATCCGGTCTGCGTCTTCCTGCAGCAGGTAGTTGGTGACAGTACGCACCAGCAGCTTCACCTCGCCTGTCGTCACGAACTGGATCGTCGAGCGCACCAGCTGCGTCGGCTCAAACGCAATCGCAGCATTGGTGATCAGCGCATCGAACTCATACCAAACCTCGTCGTTGGCGTCGTGACCTGCGCCACGGCTCACCACATAGAACTTGGCGTGAAACCCGCTGCCGAGCTGCTGCCGTAGCAACAGCTGGTGCATGTAGACAGCTAGCTCTGGCTCAAGGCCCGCCGACACGCGCGCTTCGTTGCAGGGGTCGTGCTTGTAGTCGAACAGGCACGTCACGCTGCCGCTGCCGCTGATCAGCGTGGCGTGCTGTTCACGGAACTCCTCGCCAAGCTCGCTCACGTCAACCGCATCGCGGCTGGTGTTCAACTCAAACGAGGTCACATCGGCCATCAAACGCTCTAAGGCGTTATGCACCTGCACCGTCACCGGAATATCGCGGCTGGGCAGTTGCAGATCCACGCGGCCCTGCACTTCGCCCGCTACAGCGTCGGCATACTCCTCATACAGCTTGATGCTGCCGACCTGATCAACGTGGATGAACCACTTGCCGTCGGGGTAGATCCAGCCGGTCACGAAATCCAGCACTCCACCGTCGGTGGCTTTGATTTCGATCTGATCGCCTGTCAGCAGCATCCCCGAGGGGAAGTCAAAGCTGAAGTGGTTTCTCTGCGCGTTGACATCGCTCGGGTTCACCTCACTCGTGAACACCTCGTCGATCGTGCTGCGGGTCAAAGCAATCGACCCGGAGCAGCCCAGCAGCACTGTCATGGCAGATCTACGCCTGTAGGAACGCCGCAGACCTGAAACGACAGCTGCGCCTGCATGACCTCGCCCACCGTCATGGCCAGGTTGCAGGACGTGATGATCGCCTGCACCGTCACCGAGTCAGCGCCAAACCCCAGTTGCAAACTCACCTTGTCGGCATCCGTCGGTGCTGCCGTGCGGATCACCTTGCTCATCAGACCTGAGGCGTTATCGCCATAGAGCCAGATGCTGCAGCTGCCCTGTGACGACATCAGCCCAGGCGTGTAGTCCCGCGCTACATCCGCCAGGCTTGTCACTTCCAGCGCCTCGACGTTGCTCTGCAGCGACCAGCTCTGAACCTTTGCCAGCTGCTTGCCGCCAACTGACAGCTTGCCGTCCTTGCCGCTGAGATAACTAGCCATGGCTGCAGTTTAAGAATCCAGGACAGCAATGAACTTGCACTGCACCGTGCTTCTGCCCGGCACCACACTGCTGACCGATGGAGGGTCGGCATAGCGCCAACGCAAGCCCGAACCACCCACTTCCCGCAGGTAGTCCGCCAGAGCGCTACCGGCGCCAGCAGCCCCATCGTTGCTGGTGAAGGTCACCCAGTCCCATGCGCTGTTGACCGCCTCATAGTTCTTGAGGATCAACGCCGCGTTGCTATCAGTGATGTTCTCGAAGCTCAGGCTCAGCTCTGCATTGACGCGCCGGCTGCCAAAACGCACCACCGTCACAGCACCGTTCTGTGCACGGAACTCCGTTTGCGGATAGGTGCCGGGGTTGTAGCTGCGACTGGAAGGCTTGAGGCTCGGGAATGCGATCGCCATCAGCCCACCTCAATCACAAAATGGCTGGGATTCCAATCTAGAACCGCCAGCGAGCCAGAACCTGTCAGTGGCGTGTAGCTTCCGGCCACTTCCACCAGCCCCTCCTCGGTGTAAGTGAGAGATTCCACCTTGTAGACCCTGCTGGTGGTAGTGCTGTTCCTCAAGGTGAACACTGTGCCGTACAGCGCCGTCTGATCTGTACGCCCGTTGCGCACGGTCAGATTGCCCTCCCGCACGCCGGTGGTCCCTGGCTCCCAATAAAGGATCGGTGCGTCTGTCAGCGTGCTGCCGTCCACCATCTGCACGGTGCCGTCTGCCGCAATCGTTCCGTTTTGGAATCGGCTGGTGTGCGTGCTCTCGCTGACCAGCTTGAAGTACTCACCCGGCGCCAGGTTCATCGCTGCCTGTGGTGTGGTCTCAAACTTCAGCCCGTGGTCAATTTCCTTTCGCGTCTTCAGGGCGTAACGAGCAAAGGTCAGCGCGTGCTCCTGCGACGTGCAGAACCCGCTCATGTCAAAGGTCTCCTCGGGGTCTGCATCGCTGCCGCCTTGGCTGTCGGCTAACCGCACAGACACCACCCGCGTCTCCGGGAAACCGTTGTGGCGCTCCTCACGCCACAGCACCGTGGCGCGAAGCGGTTGCCGCTCTTCAGGCGACAAGAAGCTGACCTGCAGGTTGCGGATGTTGCCGTCGGTGAACAGCGCCTTGATCTCAGGCTTGCCGCCAAAGTTGATTTGCCCGTTGCTGTGGGTCGGAACAGAGGGAACCAGGCTGAACTGCCCACCCAGGATCGTGAAGTCCAGCAGGCAGTAGCCGGCCTGTTCGTAAATCCACTGGCGGAGGTTCTCGCGCTGATCCATCACGCCATCCCAGTAGAAGCCATTGGCCTCGCAGAAGCGAGCCGCCAGCGCCATCCGATCACGGTTGACCTGTTGTGCGCCGATCAACTGACCTGCACCGATGTGCGGATCCGTCAGCAAGGCGTAAGCGATCTCAGGCAGCAGGTTGGTAGCTGAGCGCCCCCCTGTCGTCAGCCGCTCCACCATCACGCCGCGAGTGAAATACGCCGACAGCTCGCTGAAACTGCCCCACTCCTTTGAACTGTTCAGGCGGATGCCGCCAATCGCCAGACCTGGATACTGCGGTGCTGACTGCTGCACCTGCTCGTTGACGTAGGCGATTTCATGCTCAGGGCCGCCAATATGACTGGCGTTTTCGGCGTCGTAGAGCACGTAATCCGCGATCGCATCGTAAGGATTTAGGTTGCGCGTTTGGTATTCGTAAGCATTGGTTTGCACGCTGACTGTGACGTTGGCCAGCGGGATGTAAACATTCTCCCCGTTGAGATAGTTCTGACCAGGGCTGGCAATCGTCCAAGACGCCGCACCATTACTCCACTGCGTCACCGTGAAGACCAGACCGCTGCCGCTGCCCCCACTGGCCCCGACGTTGGTGACGGCAACAGGGCTGTTGACGGCACGGCGTGACTGCGTGATCTCATAGCCGTCGTTGCTGGTGCCAGGAATCGTCCCGCGCCTAGCTCCCTTCGTGTAACGGAGATCGCCGCGAATGTACGGCGAACCCACTTCTTGCAGCCAGATGAATTGATCCCACCAAAACTCGTCAATGTCAGGACCGCTCTTCCTGACCTGCATCACATACGACTTGCTATTGCCCGACACGTCGTAGCGGGTAGCCAGCGGGATCCAATACTCCGGCGACGCGTCACCGCGAGAGGTGCTGCTCACGCCAATCACTGCACCTGATGGATCCTTCGGCGGCTGGCCCTTAAACCACTCGTTGTTGGTGGTGGTGCCTTCGGTCAGGCGAAGACGTTGCCCCGCAAAGGTGACGCGATACTGCCCAGCTTGATAGCCAATCAGCGTGCCGGGGGTCAACAGCCACACGTCACGACCCATCAGATAACGGTGTGCCGAGTTGCCCGAATACGGCAGCAGGCGATACTCATGCTGTCCGTAGGGCTGCGTGATGCGGATGAAGTTGTACTGCGCTTGCGGTGTTTGCCCGCGCACGCAGAACACGGTGCCACCGGAAATGTCAGACCAGCCACCGTTCTGCCCAAGCGGTCTGGCTTGCAAGCGGAAAAAACTGAGCCTTGTGACGTATTTGTTCAGGCTGCCCAGCGTAAAGCTGCCGTTGATCTTTTCGTACTTGCTAACAGTCTTTTCCCCTGGCCAGCTGTTGACGTTGGCGAAGCCGTTGATCTGCTTCCACACCGTTGACTTCAGGCCGATCTCGGTAACGTGGCACGACCTGTTGTTGGTTACCGTGCCCACTGCGCAACGAAGGATTGTCAGCCGCTGATAAGGGCCGTAGCGATCATTCAGCCCCGTGCCATCAATCGCACCTGCACCTTCTGTCCAAGTGAACACATAATCTTTCGTCAGCCCCGCTTCCCACGGCTGATTGGTATTGATGCCGGTGCATACAGCTAGTTCGGTGCCGACCAGATACACCTCGCCACGTTGCAGTGCATCATCAGCGTCGACCTTGACTGACTCTTCACTGCTCTTGAAGTCTTCGGTCCCCCAAGGCTCAAAGCCGTTGCCTGCGTCCAGGTGGTTGTCGATTCGATACGTGACATTCGATGCGTTCGCTCCGATCACGCTGCAGTGCAGTGCAAACGTTCCGCGGTACACCTTGTCTTGCTTGCGGTCGATGTCGTCCTTTAGATCATCACCCGCATCCTTGGGCTTGAGGATCAGTTCGTAGTTCGGGCGCCACATCATCCCGTTTGGCACGGGCTGATACGCACCAAACTGCGCCTGCGTGGCGGGGTTGCGAGCGCCGCTGAAGTACGGACGGAAATTTCCCTCAGCATCCCAATACACCTCAAACGCATCGCCGGTCACCCCAGGCAACGTGCCCTGCGAATACCGATTGCCTTCTGTCAGTCGCCCGCCGTTGGTGCGGAAATACAGCGCCAGCTTGGCGTTGGTGTAGTTCTCCAGCAGCATGTCGCCAATGGCGAAACCCTCAAACGCCGGTGCCTGCTCCACCTGCCCCAGGCTGAACAGCATGATGGCTTTGAGCTGCTGCCCGACACCTTCACTAAGCAGCTGCGACCACAGCAGCTGGCTGGTGACGCGCACACCACGGCGGGTGAACACCAGCGGGATGATCGCCCCCAGGTTCGCCAACGCCTGAACCGAGTCGAAGCTGTCCTGCGGGGCGAACTTGCTCCGCCCTTTGACATCCGCGGTTCGCGTTTGCGGTGGGCTCTTCTGCTGCTGATCGGCAGGCTTTGGCGCAAGCAGATAACTGATGGCTTGCAGTGCAATGCCGATCACAGCAAGAACAATGCTGACCGGATCGTTCCGCACGTCCGGGACCAGCGCATACGCTTCGTCGCGCTGCCCGTTGTACGCCTCCGTCAGCCCAACGAAATACCAGTAATCCTCTTCACTCAGCCCAAGGCTGTTGCACAGCTCAGCTTCTGCGGGCAGTAGAGCGCGACGACCGGCAGGCCGCCGATGGGATTCCAAGCCACCTCCGACCCGACGTAGCTCAGCCATCCGCCCTCTGCATACACCGCCAAGCCATACCCATCGCCTGCTTGGCAGAGTGCTGCTACCCCGATTCTAGGTGCGTCGGTAACAACACCCCAGCGCTCTAGCTCCTCGCGAAAAACTGCCGTATCGCCTCGCCGCAAGCGCCGATACCAGGCGCGCTGCGGCGCGGGTGTGCTGATGCCGTAGGACTCCAGGACCGTTCGCGCCAGCGACAAACAATCGCCCTCGCCGTGCTTGGCAAAATCGGCGCCCAAGCGATACCGCTTGCCGATCAACTCCAGCGGTTTCACCGGTTGGCGATCGAGCTGGTTGTGGGCAGTGCTCCCACCATCGCCCGCGTCAACACCCGCGTTGGTGCTGCTGCGCCCACCGCGTCGATGCTGCTGCTCAGCAACACCTCGACGGTCTCGGCGTCGTAGCTCATGCTCGCTGCCAGCCAGAACTCCGTGGTCAACGTCTTACCCACCGCAAAGGTGGTCGGATGCATCGAGCAGCTATCAACCCGCACGTTCCAACGGTTCTGTGCAGCCTGCACCGCGTACCCCATGCTGATCGGATTGACCGACAGCACCAGAGCCGACTCCAGGTTGTCGCCCGTGCGATTCTTCGCTGCGCCCTGGTAGATGAAGCTCAGGTAGGGAAAGCTCAAGCCGCGATAGGTAATTGACTCGCCGGGCCTGCTGTTTTGGAATCTGAATTGCACCTTGCCAGCGGCGTTGCTGACCTCGATGAAGTTGGTGAGAGCAACGATGGTCATTAGCGCATACCCAGCTTGCTTCGCTGGCTCCTGCTGTTCTGCAGGGTACGCATCGAGCGGGTGTGGCCCTGCGCGGCGCCTTGCTTGGCCGCCTGAGCGCTCATCGCACGAACCTGATCAACAGTCGCGTATTCAATGTTGTTTATGACCACAGTTTCCAGGGTGAAGTGGCCGCTGCCGCCGCCTGCTTCGCCGCTGCCGCTGCCGCCTTCATCAGGGATCACGCTGCTGCCGCGAGCACCGGCGGCATAACGGCTCATTGCTGACGCCATCTTGCTGGAGGGGATGACGTACTCACTTTCGCCCGCCTCGCCGATCAGTGCGTTGGTGGGGCCGGTGACAAAGCCACCTTCTGCGTACAGCTTCGGCATTTGCAAGGCGCCCGCAAAGCCGCCCCAAGCAGATCCACCGGAGCCACCCCAAGATGAGCCACCCCCACCGCCAGCGGCACCGCCGAGGAGACTGGCGGCCAGGCCGATGATCTGCATCTCGATCCACTTGGCAATCATCTGCGCCGCCATGTCGAGGAAGTGGTCGGCGATGCTCTTGAACATGTCGGACAGGGCCTGCTGCGCTGTCTTGGCTCCGCTCGCCATGTCCTTGAAGGCGGTGCCGAAGGCAGAGCCGATCGCCTCGGCGCCTTTGGTGATCTGATTGACGGGATCGAGTAACTCGTTCAGCTGACCCTTGACGTTGTTGTAAGCGTCCTGCAAGCGTTGTCCGGGGGACTGCGCTTGCTTGGCACCGCCCTCGGCCTGCTGGCCCTTGCCCTCAATGATTCCTTTCTGCGCTTTAAGTAGGTCGAGTTGCTTCTGCAGCTCCTCTGTCCACTTGCCTTCTGCCTGAAGTTTCAGCTTGCTGGCCTCAAGCACCGAGATGGCAGTGTCTAACTGCTGAAGCTGAAGCTGGACTTGATCACGGATCTCCAAGATCTGTTTCGCCAAGTCAGGCAGTACGCCTTGGCTAATCAGTTCTGCGTACTCCCGCTGATAGGCGGCCTGGTCTCCTTGCTTTTGCAGGATGTCATCAAGAGGTTTGTTCAGGGAGTCGATGGCGGCCTGCACCGTGTTGCCCCATGCCTCGGCACGCTGCTGGTCTGTCATGGCCGCAAACTCCCTGGCCAGTGACAGTGACAGCTCCTTGGTTTTGATCAGCTTGGCGTCGAGCTGCTCCAGCGAACTCATCAGACTGCTGACTCCGCCAGCACCGGGGGCCCGCAATCCGTTGAGCGCAGACATTGCGCCGCTGGTGTCTACAGCCCGTGGGGCACCGGCAGTGGGAACAATGTTGTTAGCCGGACTCTGGGGAGCACCCAAAATCGTCGCAATATCCCTCTGTAATTGACGGCTTCGATTGAAGTCTCTTTGGCCGATCGGCCCGGATCCAAATTGCGCCCAAGGAACATCAAAAGCCGTGCCGTCGTAGTGCCCTCCGTCGGCACTGTGTCTACTAACGCTGGTGACTCCCTTGAGTTCAGTGATCGTGTATCCGAGCTTTGATAGCTCAGATGCCACGCGACGGGCTGTAGCAGCCGAATCAAACCTGTAGTGGTCGTGAGCATTGGCCTGCCCACCATGCCCAGCAGGGTCATACCCAGGTCGGCCAGGATCACCGTGAAGGTGTGCAACTACCCTTCCCCCGGCACCACTGATCTGCCCCGTTAGTGCGTTGGTTTGCTGCAGTTGCTGGGCAGCTTGTGTTTCAAGAGCGATTGCTTCCTTGGCCTTAGCAACGCGGTAGTCGGCCGCAGCAATCTGTAGGTCGTAGATCGCACGCTCGGCGGTGAGCTTTGCTTTCTCGACATCGCGGTTGTAGTCGGCGGCCTGACGCTGCAGATCCGCCACCTTGCGGGCAACCTCAAAGGCGAACCTCTCCGAGGCGCGGCGCAACTCCACCATCTCCACTTGGAAGCTGCGCTCCTTCTGCTGGAGGTCCGCCTCGGCCTCCGCCCGACCACGCACGTACTGGCGCAGGGCGTCCAGCAATCCATTGGCTAGGTCTTGCCCTGGCTGGTTGCCGCTGACCCGCCCGCCAGCCAAGGCCAGGTCGGTGCGCTCGATTGCCAGCTGCTTCTTCTGCCGCTCGTTCTCAATCTCCTGGCGAGCGATCTCTTGGCGCTTGCGGAAGATTTCGTCTTCCACGCTGCGGCGCAGGTCGATGCTGGCCCGCTCCAGATCGGCTGCCCGACGGCGGAAGCCGTAGACCTGATCAGCAATGCTCAGCGCAAAATCTTGTTGCTGGCGCTCCAGTTGGATGCCCTGGCGGCGCAGCGCTTCGGCTCGCTCGGCGGCAGACAGCCGGGCATCAGCGTCCTTCTGCAGGACCTCAGGGGTAAGCCCAGGCGCCTTCGCACTCTTAGTGGCGCCCTGCCCATAGTCAGAAAGTCCAAGGTTGAGCTGTGCAAACGGGTTGACTGCTGCTTCGCCTCTCTTGAGCAGCCCCTTCAGCCAATCGGGAAGCTGAATGCTCGCCAGCGAGGCAAGCCCGCCGGTTAGGTCAGCAAACAGGCTGGTGGCACCTACGAGTGCTGGAAGTAGATCAGAAGTGATGACCGAGGTGAGTTTTGACCAGTTCTCTTCCAGGCGCTTCTGCTCCTGAATCAAACCAAACAAGGCTTGCAGTCCGTCGCTGCCCAGTTGTTGCTTGATTGATGCAAAGATTGCCGCCTGTGCTTCGTAGGACCGCCCTACCTCTGACAGTCGAGTGACGGTGGTGCGCAACTGGTCGCCGACGCGTAAACCCGCCGTCTCCATCGCCTGCAGCGCAGACGTGGGCTCGCGCAGGGATTTGCCCAGGTCCGTCAGGTTCTGACGGATCGTGTCAAAGATCTGGCCGATGGCGCTGGTGAAGACACCGATCATCGGGTTGGTGCCACCCATTGCTCCACCGGCAAAGCCGCCGATGGTTGCAGCGGGGCCTGCGCCAAATAGCAGCGGGAATGCACCGGAGACCAGCGTGTTCTCGACCCGCTTTTGCATTTCCTCGCCTTTCTTCTTCTTGTTCTTCAGATCAGCCAGCTGCACCTGACGACGGGCAACAGTCAGTGCTCGCGCGTCTAGCTGTTCAGCCTTAATGCGCTCTGCGTTTTGCTGGCGCAGGATCTCGACCGAGCGAGCGTCGATGGCGGCTTGTTCGCTGAGCGCCTTGGTGCGGGTGCGCAAAACCTCAACGGATTTGCCTTCCAGCACCGTGCGGGCCTGTGTCTTCTGGAGGGCATCCGCTGCGGCCTGTTTCGTCAACGCCTGCGCGTTGAGCATCTGCCGGTAGCCCTCTTGAGCGGTGCGGGTGTTGCCGCCGGGGAACAGCTGGCCGCCGGCTGGCACCTGGCCCAGTCCGTAGTTCGCGCCCTGCAACCGGGACTGGCGAGCGGCCGTAGCAGCCTGGCCTTCGCGCAGCACCTTCAGCCAGTTGTAGCGGACCTCCAGGTTTTGCTTGGCCAGCTCGGCCTCCTGCTTGGCCAGCTCCACCAAGGTGCGAGCTGCCGCAGCGCCCTTCAGCCGCTCACGGGCTGCTGCAGACTCGGCCGCTTCCTTGGCCCGCAGTGCGGCCAGCTCCGTCTGGGCATTGGCGGCAGCTTCGGCATCACGCTTCTGAGCGTTGCGGCCGGAGGTGAGGTAAGCCTTCCGGCGGGCGGACTCGGCATCGCGCACGTCCTGGGGCTGCAGGCCCTGGGCTTTGCGCACCAACTCGTTGAGTGCACGCTGCTCAGCAACTTCAGCCTTCTTGGCTGCAACCAGACCCTGAGCAGCTGTCCACGCCTCGTAGGTGGAGGAGTGGAAGCTCTCCATCTCCTTGGTGAGTCCTGAGACCTGCTTGCGCAGTTGACTCATGGACATGCCCTCGGCCAGGGCATTCATGGCCTGAACCGTGGTCTTGATCTCTGTGTTCAGAGAACCGAAGACGTTGGTGAGGCCCTTAACTGATTTGCCAGCGCCTTCAAAAGCGCTCTGAATCTTTCCGCCAAGGACAAGATTGTCGAGGCCAGTAACAGCCCGCTTCGCCGCTGGACCGAAGGCCATGAAGGCGGCGGTGGCCGCAGCGATCCCGCCAGCAGCTGCCAAGCCACCAGGCCCCATGGCCTGAATGGCCGAGGTGATGGCATTGATCGGGCTGGTCAAGCCCTCAAGGGAAGACCCGAAGGTGCGCAACGCTTGGGCAGCGCCGCCAGAACCAAAAATGCGAGGAAGCTGTGCAGCAGCCGCGGCTAGCGCATTGATCCCTGCAACACCAACAACAGTTTTTCCGCCGAAATCAAATGCTTTGGCAACATCACCAAGACGCTTGCCAAAACCACCTAGCTGCCTATCTATAGCAGATAGAGTTTTACCGTATGCCTTTAAGTTTCGCTCTGCAATATTGAGCCCGCCCTGTGCGGCCTTCTTTCCTATGTCTATCCACGCGTCGCTTTTAAGGTTCTGGAGAGCCTTGGTCAGCTTGTTGATCTGACTCTCAGCCTGCTTGATGTCGGCCGTTACCTGGATTTTGGCTTCGTTCCCTGCCAAGGTGCCGACCTAACTGCGTCAGCCCAGTTTAGGAGCGCAGTAAAAAGCGGACCTACCGGCGGCTGGCCCGCTTCATCGCTTTCTCCTGCTGCTCGTTTAGGTGAGCGAAATACGCTGACCAGCCCAGAAGCTCCTCGGGCGTCACCTCTGACCACAGGCGGGTGAGGGTAATGCCCAACTCCTTTGCCACCGCAAAGGAGAGGAGCATCCAGTTATCCCCCTCAAGCTCCTTTTGCAGTGCTTTTGGGCTCGATTGGTTCTTCGTTCTCCTCGCTGGTGAGGACAGCGAGCATCAACTTCTGCAGGTCTTCATCCCGCACTTCGTGCTTCAGCTCGGGCAGATCGGCTGGCATGAACAGACGCTGGCCCGACTCGTCGAGAGCCTTGTCCACCAGCAGCTGCAGTGCGAAGGCGTTGGCGTCGTCGCCCTTGGCGGTGCGCTGTGCCTTGTCGCGCTCAGCCATGGTCAGCGGGCGGCACCAGAACGTGAAGGTGGTGCCATTGCTCAGTTCCACGTCCTTGCGGGCGGGCACCAAGTTGGCGGCTTGCTTCAGACGGTCGATGGCACGGATGGCAGACGCCATGCAGTCAGATGTCGTTACTCAGGTAAGTATAGGCTCCACGCCATTAAAAAGCCCCGCGCAGGGCGGGGCGGTGGTCATCCTCGCGTACCCGAAGGTCAGCTCAGAGTCAGGTTAAACAGGTGAGACGGAGGACCAGACAGCGAGAAGTTGATCGTGGCCACGATGGCGTCGCTGGTGTTCACCGAGAGGGAGAAACCTTCCAGGGACACAGGGGCCTCGATGTAGGACGAGAGGGTGTCGTCCATCACGCCGGAGGTAGCACCTTCGATCGCGTTCACATACAGCTTCACCGTGGCACCGGCTTGGCTCTTGAGCAGCGAGTTAGCGATCAGACGACCGCTCAGGCTGCTGGAGTTTCCACTGAACAGCACGCTCATCGAACCAGTACCCGAGGCATAGCCAGGGATGGTGGTGCGGAAGGAGGCGTACTTGTCAGCGTCACCGCCGACCTTGCAGGGCAGGGTGGTGATGTCGATCGACTCACGGGAGAAGTCCATCGACCATTCCTGCACCATGCACACGAGGTCGAACTCGCTGTACTTGATGTTGATGTGGCCGGTGGTGTTCTCACGCGCAGTGGTGAGAGTGGCAGTACCACCGAAGGCGGTGGTGGGAGCGGCAGCGTCGATAGCTGCGCCGGAAGCATTGGAGCCACCGGTCAGAGTGATGCTGCCTGCGGTGGTGGTGTAGCCGGTGCCGGGGGTGGTGATGGTGATGGCACCAGCGTTGATGGCGCCGCCAGGAGGAACCACAACAGTGGCGCGAGCGGTGGTGGCAGTGCCCTGCACCAGACGCACGTTGGTGTAGGTGCCAGGGGCATAACCTGCACCGGCGGTAGCGGCAGCCAGGCTGCCAATACCGGAACCAGGGTTACCTCCCAGGCCATCAAGAGTGATGGCGGTGCCGCCCTTGGTGGCCGACACACTGATGGAGGTCTTGTAGACATCCACCACGTAGTACTTGGTACTCGCGGTGAGCTTGGGGTCCAAGGTGGCAGCACCCTCGGTGGTGAACACCACGGGGTCGCCAACGTGGAAGTCGTGGTTACCGGGAACGGTAATCAGCTTGCCGGCGGGGAAGTCGGTGGCGTCTTGAAGGCAAAATTGAACACCAGCGGGCTTGAAAGTGATGAGACCATCATTTCCAGTTAATGCTGTGGTTGAGCACTGGATCGCTATTGTTCCAGCCCCTAATTAAGGGAGGCGAGACTACATTTTGGGGGCGTCCGCCTGCGGGGGCTCAGGCTTACCTAGATATTAGGCGGCGCCGGCGCCTGAGAATCTTGGAGATGTGAGACGGGTGGCAGCCAAGCTGCTCGGCAATACTGCCCTGCCTTACGCCTTGGGAAGCCAAGCGGCGAACTAGCTCCACGTCCACCCGAGGAGCAGGGCCCTTCGGCTTACGCACCCCCGCCAGGTAGTCCTCCCCGGTCTTGTCTGGGTTGTTGATCAACCACATCCTCAGAGTGTTGCGCTCCTTCCTGCCCATAGACATATAAATGTCTTCGGGAATCCCGCGAGCAACGGCTGTGCGGAGCTGCCGCGTCTCCATCGTCTGGGGCACGTAGTCGGAGAACGAAAGCGACGGGTTGGTGATACACCACTCCTTGGCCTTTTCCCTCTCGTGCCTACTCATGGCTATGTACTGCTCGACGGGTATCCCGTGACGGGCAGCGACGGCAGCCATTCGATTCGTCGCTCGCTTCTGCAGCTGCTCTGCGTTGGGCTGCGGCGGAGGGTTGTTCTTCGTGTGCTCCGAGAGACGCGCACGGGTTTCCGGCGAGAGTTTCCCACCGCAGATCCCGCCCTCCTTGCGGTTGATGAGGAAGCCGGTTCCGAGGTCCTTGCGCCCGTAGCGCTCGATGTAGAAGACCTCCCAGCGCAACGCCTCGTCCCTGGTGAGGCCCTGTCGCATCACGCGGATGCGCGACCAGTCCCGTGGAACCTTGCAGGTGTGGCGAGCGGTCATGCGGTCGGGCCTAGACCCGACACCGATGTAGTAGGGCCGGTTGCTGTGCGTCCGCAGGTAGCAGTAGACGTACCAGCCTTTGGGCTGAGGCAGGATGGCTTTAGGCATCAGGTCGCTCTGGTGTCTCGGGGGTAGGACGTTGGCGCGTCGCTACCCCGCCACAATAGCGCACTTAACTGGCACAGGTCAGCTGTAGGCAGCCTGGATCGAGCAACTCAGTCTGGTGAAGAAGTGAGGGCGTCCGTCAAGCGCAGAAAACGACGGGCCGGTGATGGTGTTCACGCCGCCGCTGACGGTGCCAGCCACCGTGTCGTTGAGGTGGCGGGGCATCTTGTTCAGTTCCTTCATCACCTCGGCGGCAATGCGCTGGCCGCGGCCTGGCCCTTGACCTTTACGGGTGAAGATCTCGATCACCAGTGACCCGCGCAGCCGCTCCACCGGCCCGCAGAACGTGGGCTCTTGGGTGGCACCGAAGTTCAGCCGCACCAACACAAAGTCGGTGTCAGCGTCGTCATCGGTGTAAAGCTCGTTGTCGGTGAGCACCTTGATCGTCGGGTCGATCGTGGCGACCCCGACCTTGATCGGCATCTCGAAGAACTTGCGGATCGCTTGGAAGCTCATGGCTAGTCGGGCAATGAGATGCGCTGCTGGAGAGATTGTTTGACGCGAGTATCCATTTCGCCACCGGCGTAATAGGTCGTGTACCAGTCCTGGTCGGCGGTGCCGCCGCCTTCCCTCTTGATGCGGCCCGGCTTGAGGTCCAAGGCGATGTCGCGGTATTCCATCCGATTGCCGATGGTCAGGGTCAGGGGTTCTGACTTGTAAGTGACCCGCGGGTTGGGAATGTCGTCCAGCGTGAAAGAGCCTTTGCGTGGGTGGGCTTCTGGGGTGTCGCCGTGTTTCCACTCCTCGCCTTGTTGATCAGCGGGAATCTCCACCGTGCCTTCGCGCACTTCCCAGGCGTTGTAGAAGAGGCCGTCCCAGTAGGGACCGATCGTCTGCAGGTCGTTGACGATCGTGAGGGCGGCGTTGCGCACCGCGCCATTGGCGGTCTTGGCAACTTCGCGTTTCAGAAAGCGATCCAGCTCCCTAAAAGCACTACCGAGCGCTGCCATCACTCCGGCCTCGCAATGCAGGCAAACAGCACTGGGTTGTCGCCGCGGTAGGTGATCGGGTTGATCACCTTCGCCACTACCGTTTTGCCGGCCGTGGGCACCTCGAAGCGATCCTTGATCGTTATGTAATGGTTAGCGATCTGAGCGGGGTCGATGTAGATCTTCCAGTCGCTGGCCTGGTACAGCCCGGCGTATTCGGTGGGGTCGATCTTGGTGATCACCACCTTCACCGCGGTGCGGGTTTCGCTGGGCGTGATGTCGCCGGTGTCGGGATCGAGGCTGCCGCTGCCGGTCACCGCCACGAAGGTGGCAGCCTGTCCCCACTCAGCAATCAGCGGACCGGGGATGGGACCGAAGACCTGATCTACGCGACTCGTGGCTCCGCCTCCTGCTCTCTCTTCAACCTTAGGCGGGCCTTGCTCATGAGCGGACCCTATAGAGCAGGGAGCTGTAAGGGTTGCTGAGGAAGCAACCGATCATTTCCTTGAGCCAGGGGAAGGTGCGCAGGAGCAGCGGGCCGCGGGTGCTGCCGCCGGTGGTTGTCACTGCACCGCCGCTGCGGGGGTCGAAGTATTCAATCTCAAGCGCATCGAGCTTCTGGCGCTTGATGGCTCCCAAAGCGCCGGTGCTGGCGACGCCTGTTCCGATCAGTGCAGTGGGGTTGCCGTGGAGTGCCAGCGCCAACTCGCTCACCGCCCGGGTGAACTGCTGGTCAAAGTTGTTGCCGCAGCAGTCGGCCTTCTCATCCCAGCACAGGGTCTTCAGCCAGGTCTGCGCCTCGGTCAGGAAGGTATCCATCTCCGCGATGGTGAGGGCGTTCCACTGCGAGAGGCGCGGTGTGGTGGCGAAGTAGGTGTCCGCCATCGCCCGGGTGATGGTGGGCAGGGTCATCAGAGGGGCACAGCGAGGACGGAATAGCCGCGGCGCTGCAGTCGCCGTTTCAGCTCAGCAGCTTCTGCGGGATGGCAATCAATGATGGGCGTGGTGATGGGCGGACGGTGTTGGCTGGGAACGTCCTCCTTCACCTCCACGTAGAGGCGCACGCAACCCATCATTGGCCTCTTACCGCTAACCACCACTGTAGGCAGACTGGTGGCAGTCACCCAGTTCTCATGGCCCCTCGCAAGAAAGTCGAGTCCCCGAAGGTCGCTATCTCTCCTGAGCCCGAAGCCAACGAAGGCGCGAAGAGTTCAGCACCTACCGATGTCGATGTCTTCGTCGCTGAAGTTGCCGA